TGCAATATCTCCAAGTGTCGCGCCGCCTGTGAAAGTCTCTGTATTAATGTGACCAACATCGCCAACAAGCGTAAAGCTGCCCATAGCGGCAATGTCATTGTTAGTCGTTGCAAATGTAGTGTAATTCGATGCAGATAAAACGGAGGTGCTAACCGTCTCTATAAGTGGTCCGGCTCTTCCGCTCGTGCCTTCAAAGCTAACAGAAAATCGGCCAGCTCTTAAATCCTTCGTTAAGCTGACTACTTTCATTGCGCGATTTAATGATGCAGATGATCCGGAAAAATCTTTTACATGCGCGGGATTGCAAAGCCCAACCAATCCATTCTCTATTTGTACAGATGCTTCAGGAGTAACATTGCAGCTTATGCTTAATGGCGGGTACGCGACTTTTCGTGCCACAGCATCGGCGACCGCTGCAACAATTGATTCTGTATGCCGACTGTTGTTAAGTAGCTTGAGCTTAACCTCGTGTACTTTTGTTACTCCGTTTGTCACAATAGAATCTGGGATAATAAATGAAGTTATTCGCTTAAACTTTTTCTCTAAACTCGACCAGTGCCATAAAATATCAATCTGGTTAATTGTTTTTTCTGCGTCATAAATGAGGGCGCTCCAGTTTGACGAGTTGGACGCATCAAGTATAAATGATGGTGTTGCGTTTTTGCCAGGCAAAACGTCGCGCTGCAATCCCCATTCGCCATTACCGTAAACCGGCATATTACACTGTATAAGCGGTAAAATCTCAGCCTCAATATACGCTTTAGCATTAATTTTGCCCTGCCCTTTGCAGACAACTATCTTAGCGACTGAATCGTTTGTCGGGTTCCATAGATCATTACCGATGTTAATAAAATCGGTCGCTCGAATATATTCTGGATCAATATCCAGTCTATCATTTGTATTTAAAAATTCACCTGGCTGGGAATAAATCGGGCCTAGCAATATTCCGTATAGAAACTCAATTGCAGGTAATTCGTAGTAAGTGTATGAGCTAATGACAGTCTTTGATGAGTCGCTTACATTTGTATTTACTACAGATTCTTTTTGTACCGAACCTAATACGCCCTGAGTTACATTTTGAAATAACCCCGCCGCATTAGATTCGTAACGAGAAATGGTTTTGTCGATTATGATGTACCCGACTTTTACATTTGGCGCGTCCGTATAGCTTCCGCCGTGTTTCGTCATTTCAAAATTAGATACACTCGCAGCTTCTATTGTTGCTTGCGATATTTTTATATCATTACCGGCGGATTGATTTACTGAGATATTTTCAACGGTCGTTATTTTTGTTGAGGTTATTGTGTTAACGGTAAAAAAACCATTATTCGTCCCATCGTCGGCCAAAGAGATTAATATTTTAGCCCCGATCTTAAAGCCGGATAAATCGGTAGTAGTGGAATTAATTGAATTATCAGATAAAGCAATACTAATATCAGAGCCGATTTTATCTGCTACGATATCGGCGATCAAATACGTTTCTACAGGGGTGCAAATATTCGCATCTTTTGCGAGAAATTCGACATCTTTTCCTGTGATTGTATAAACGCCAAGAAGATACGAAACTCTCCCTATAATAGCCGTTTGAGTGACTACGTAATTAGCTAAACTGTCGCCCTCAAAGCCTTCAAATAATTGAATTCGTTTTGATCTTACGCCTTTGCTGGCTTCGAGCTTTTCTCGTAATTTGTCGTGAACAATGCCCGAGACATCGTTAAATTTTGCTGATAGTGTTCCCATTGCAGCTATGCGCTTTAGCACTTGACCGTTAAACGATGAGTCTATCAGCGTGCTATTTAGTACGTCCTCAGTCGTAAAGATTGATGCCATGTCTTTATTTGACGTGAAAATAACCGGATCACTAAAATCTGATGCGAACTCAATTTTAACAAACCATCTCGGGGGTATTGTTTCGCCCTGCATGTGCTCGATATATGTATCATTTAACGCCACTTATTGCACCTCGACCGCAAATGAAAAACGGTAGTTATCGCCGCCCGCTTCTTGTTCCGAATAATCGCCAACTATTTTTACTGTCTCTGGGTTATCAGGAGTGGCAACAGTGCCGCGCCAATCGTATGTAAACGCCTCACCATCTCGAACAGAGTTTAAAAACTCCATAAACTGTAAATATAAAGCTGATCCGTATTCCATGGGTTGAGTGGTTATATTGTATTTCATCTCGCCGCTATTTATTACTATTGTCTGAGTTGTTCCGTCGTCAGATTTTACCGGCGTTTTATTTGTGTGCGGCACTCTTGATGCGTTTGCTAAAAACTCAAGATCATAATTATTAGCTCCAAGCATGACGGATACATTATCTATCTCACTAACTACAGCGGAATCATAAGCCGTCTTATATCTTAGCGAAGCATCTGCCCCAGCAACAATCGACTCAACATATGTGCCTGCGGTCGTTCGTGATGCTCCGGCAGTTCCCGCGATTGTTTGCGCCATACCACCAAGACTAATCGAGTTTATCGTATAAGTTACATCATAAACTAAGCCTTCTGTCACAACGATGTCGCGCTCAAGATTTGATGCTACACCAGCGGCTTTACTTGCTACGCCAGCGGCTATGCTAACCCCCGTGCCAAGCGTCCAACCTGTGGCCGATGCGAAATCACCGCCAGTTAATAGCTCAACAGGCTGATGCGCTGCAATCAAATTTCGTGTTGCCGTGTAATTAACTAGCATTAAACCTCTACCACTCTAATAAAATTCGTTGTTTCGTCTATATCCATAACCATCCCATCTGATCCTATCGCATGAGTAAGCCCAACTTTTGTAATCTTCGAGGCCGCGTCTGTGCCGAACTGAAGAATATATGTATCAGGCTGTTTTTCTTCTCTTTGCTGTAGCGTTTCTGGTAAAGATGGGCCGCCACCACCTGAATTACCGCCCGACACTCCGACTCCGACTCCGCCTCCGCCTGATACTACACTCGAAGCTTGTAGCAAACCAAGACCGGCAACAGCAGCAGCGTTTATACCGCCCATTATTCCGAGCCTGAGCGCCGCCGCTTCTCCGGCAACAGGGTTTAGTGTAATCATGCCCCACGCCCTGGCCGCCGTCTGCCCTTTTAGTGTTTCTGCCGCTATAGTTGCTATTGCCATGCCTTTTTCTAGAGCTATTGCGGCTATTGCGGCTATTTTATTTTTACGGCCAACATATGCCAATAGGCTAACGGTGTTATTTGCTAGGCTTGACTGCATCGCGCTAATTGTATTATTTTTAACGGTTTCGAGTTGAATTATCTTTTGATTTTTTTTATCTTCTGCGCGAGTTATTCTGTCTAAATATGTCTGATAGCTGTCATATAAAAGCTGGTTCTTTTCGTCTTCAATAGCCACTGATTCTTGTAATTTCACATGAGCATTATCATCCTCTGGAGCCTTTTCACCAGCAGCCTCCGTTATTGGCACCACCATTCTAGGTATGGCTATCCCAGCTCGTTCTTGCATCGCCTGTATCTGCATACCAAGCACTCGCAACAAGTTCTCTTCCTGCTGGAACACCCTTTCATTGTTCTTTCTCTGTATCCCGCTTTCAATTAACTTATTAAGTCTGCTTTCTGACTCTGCACGCTTATCAGTTAGCTCGGCAAGCTTATCTATTAATTTTCCAGTGTCACTATACCCGTGAGTTGCAAAGAACAACTTCAACTGATCGTTAAATGTTGTCATTTTACGGAAAACGAACGTCAAATCTTCGGCCATCACCTTCAGCGCTGGCGAAACTGCAATGGTTAGCGTTTTCGCCGTTATGTCTAGCTGTTCCCACATATTTGTTATGGAGTCGTTTGTTGATGCTATTTGGTTCGCATCAACCTGTGAAAGCGTGCCGCCCATAAGATCGAACTCTTTCCTGATTTTACGGATGCCCTCGCCGCCTTCAGCCATAGTTGATAGCATTCTTGATCCTGAGCGCCCCATTAAGTCCATGGCTATTTGCGTGCGCTGCGTAGGTGATTCGATTAGGCTTATCGCGTCTGCTATTAGCTCAAATTGTTCAGCAGGCTTTAGGTTTATTAAATCATCAACGTTTATATTGAGCTTTTCTAGTGCGGTTGTTGCCGTGCCTGTACCATCTGATGCGTCGGCTAGATTCTTTTGCATCTTGGCGAAGCTGTTCGCTATATCTTCAAAGCTTACGCCCGTAATATCTGCGACGTGAGCATACTGAGAAAGCGCTTCGGTTGATTCGCCTGTCCTGATAGATAGTTTTTGCATGTTGTCAGCAGCATCTATTTGCTTACTAACTAAAAATGCTGCTGCTGCTGTAGCTGCCGAAACTGCTAAACCAAATTTTTTGGCGGCAGATGACATTTTTTGAAGTTTCTGGTCGAGCTTGCCGCCAGTTTTGGAAAGGTCATCAAGACGAGATTTTGCAAGTAGTGCGTCTTTCGATTTTATCTCTACAATTAAGCTTGCTACGTCTTCGGACATGGAAATGTGGCCTTAAGTTTGTCTGACACGGATAATTTCTTTGACTCACCGCTTATTGCTTCATCTATTGTTTGCGGCATATAGTCGCCGGGTGACGCTTTTACTCCGTTAACGTTCGCCAGTGCTGATGTCAACTGAGCGATCATATAGGTGTTTGCATCTTGCTTGATGGGTACTATTGAGTTGTAAACCATCCAATCAGATATTTCTTTGCTCGTAGTATTTTCGAGCATTGACTCTATTGTGTTTCCGCCTATTCCAGCCAGCACCATCTCATGATAAAAAGCCTCTTCACCTCCAGCCTTTATTTTTTTTTATGCGCCTCTGTTGATTTCACATTCATGCCATTTATATCTAATGATAATTCTACAACCTTATCAATATCGACCGATAGCATCTCCGCTATTACATCTTCATATTGATCTTCTGAGTAAGCAAAATTACCTTTATCATCAGTGAGAGAGATAGCGACAGTAAGGGCGTTTATTTTTAAATCTCTATCTCTATCGCCCTTGGCCTTGGCTTTTATTTCGCTCATTGCGTCAAAGAAAAAAGCACGCTTTGTGCCGTGAAAGGCGACAACATAAGCATCACCGACAGAAAGCGCTATTTTATGAAGCTTAGCGCTTTTCTTTAGCTTATTTCTTAGAGGTGTTACGCCCATTCTGTAACCCCTGTAACATCGATATTAACGGTTGAAGTAAGCTTGTCTCCACCAGAAACAGAGCTTCCAACATTGGTTATGTACCCGCTAAATGCGTATGTATCTTTAGTCGCCGTGCTCAGTGTTACTGTAAAGTTTCTATCGGCTTTAGCGTCCCTATCTGTCGATAATTGAGTATGGTAAACGCTATCAGGATCGTGAGCAATTGTGAATGAAGCCTGACCGAGAACAAAACCTGCTGGAGTTTTCGTTTCTACGTCAGAACCTAAAAATGTATCGACAATTATTTGCAATGTTCTTGATGGCGGAGTCACATCAACAACCTGTCCAACCGGATTAAATACCTCCGTTCCAGCACCATCGCCAATATTAAAAACCCACTTTCCACCTTGATGTACTGTCATAATTTATTCCTTAGTTAGGTAAAAAACACTCATATCTAATATTAACCGGCATAAAATACCAATCACCATCTTGTTTCCCTACGCCACGACCTGAGCTTTTAATGATCGTATCAATCGTGGAATAAGTTAATTTTGTTGCTTGTTTAAATGCAGCAATAATTATATCAGCTTGCGCGTTTACTGCTGCACTTCCTTCGCCTGCCGGATAAATTAAATCCACCTGGTAAACGCCGGTATGATAATTTGTTTCCGCGCCCGTTACCCATGGATCAGGTTGCGCCGATAAAAATGTTGGTCGCATGTAAGGCGTTCCGAGTGCAGGTGTATACGGGTAATTAGTCCACGAAATATCAACACCGTTAGCATTTGCGATTAGTTGCGCGTTTAATGCTGCCTCTATACGTGCGGTCATAAGCTTCTTACAGCCTTGCTTAAATTAGCCTCAAATTCTGCCGTGCTAACTTTTACCATTCCGCTAGGTGCTTGCGTTGAACTGCCATTTTCAAGCGGCTCAATATAAGGTAAATTGTTCGTTAATATATGCGTATGTCCGTTTTTTATCTCAGACTCGATATTTTTTTTATTTGTATCTTCGACTATTCCGCCTGCTGGCGAAGTGGTGGAATATTGCCAATTTGCTCGCGCTCTACCTGTCATAACTGGCGTTCTAATTATGATCGCAGGGAATGTGGCAACCGCAACGATACGTAATATTTTTGGAATGCTTGTATTCGTTTTTTTGGCAAACTTTGCAAGGTCTTTTGAAAAACTCATACTCTCACCTGAGCTTGATATAAAACAACTGTTCCGCCTGGTGCAATAGTTTCAACGTTTATCACTTTATGCGCTACCGAGCCAATCGAAATCGTATTACCAATCAAAGGCTGTACGTCAGACTCAATATAAAGCAGCTTATCACCGCGCTTAATCAAAGTTCCGTCAAGCAATGAGTTAGCGTAATTATCGACGACTGCATTTACTGTGTGCGTTGTCGTAGTAGCCCCGGTAATCGTTCCGGTAACGCCATCGTTTGTGCCTGCTGTTTTTTTCGTTAACGTGCAAGCTAAGCCAAATTCAGTTATTAACTCTTTTGCTGCTTCTGCAATTTCTGCGTAGTCAAAGCTCATCGATTTAAACTATACGCGCCATTATTGGCGACTAGCTTTTTAAAATAAACATTCACTGCCCGACTAGTTGGAGACGAGCTTGATCCAGTTTTATACGTTGTGGAAATTGGGCCAATAGTTACCGATTGCTTTTCCTGCTTGAGAGTTGATAGCGGATTATTTCCTGCTTCAATTTCCATGCACACGGCCAACTGAGCGTCTTTAAGTAATTGAGGTATGGTTGTGCTTAAAACCCCATACCCATCAATTGTAACGCCACTACGAGGCCACTGGAGCGCCTGAGTACTAGCTACGATCCGGCCTAAATAATTTTTAGACTCCATAAAGTCCATTGATTTTGTGATTAATACCTCGGGATCGGTTAACAGCGTTACATTGCGGGCAATAGCAAATGCAACCAGTTCGTTAACTGTGTTGTAGCTGTTGGCGTTAGCAACCTGCGTACCGTCTTCGACAATAATCATTTTTTAGGTTTTACTTTCTTGATTCCAGATTCAACAATTTTGGCGGGATCGTCTATCGATGCTGTCACATTAACGACTATTGGCTTAGTTGTTTTGTCTTCGTGCGTGTAAATTACATCGCCGGTTGTCATGTCAGATTTATTAATCATAACTTGCCCGCAAGGGTGCTCTTTACGTACTACTATTACCGTCTCAACCATGATTTATTCCTTATTTCAGGGTCAAAAAACGACCCTGAATATTAAGCCTAAATATTAGCCAGGCAAGCTAATTAACGTTCCTACATGCTCAGGCTTCCAAACTTTATAGCCCCATGCAACCGCAATCTGAATCATGGCCTTACCTTGGCCTAAGTACACGCTCACTTCAAACGGCAGGCCGGAGAAAGGGTCTACAACCATCATTCGATCAACCGCTGAATCTCGAGCAACACCGTTAATTACAGGTATAGCGGGAGCGCGTGCAACAAGCTCAATCGCCGAGCGGGAAAAACAAATATTACGTGATGATGTCGCTGTAACGGTAATAGCTGTTGCGCCCGCTGGAATTGCTTTTCTTAACCCTGGCTCTTGAAGCGTAATAGTTCCGCCATCAGCTACATTAGCATCACCGGATGCCAACACATATCCTTCTGTGTCGCCAGCAAACTTAACGATATCAGCAGTCAATAAAGTTCCAGTCCCCGCAGCGGCCAAAGTAATGACGGTTGCGCCAATAGCATAACCAGCGGCATCAGTTGTTGCGCTGGCTCCGGTTCCCGCTGTATGACTCACAACAGCAGCAGATTGACGGATATCTAAGCCGGATAAAGGAAGAATAATACCTTGCCGTTGAAGCACGTCCGTCCCTGCAATATTAACGGAACCCTGTTTACCAGTGATATTGGCGCCAGCAGAGGTGTTAACAACAAGCTGATTTCCAAATTCTGGAGCGCCATTATCAACTAGAATTTTCTTAACGAAAGAGGCGTCTGTAAAATCCCCGGCAGTAGCAAAAGGAATGGCAGCGGCAGACCCGTATGAGCGCGAAGCCCCCAAGTATGCAACATTAGCCAATCCAGCTTCCATCGAACCAGTTAGCGCACGCATAGCCTGCATAATCTGGTCGCCATAAATAGATGTGAATCCAGACCCGTTATTGACATGCTTAATATCTTCCCCAGTCCATGGAATCTCTACAGCTTTATCATTTGAAATGGTGACCGTTTTATTGTCAACGGTCTGATCTGTGCCCTCTGATGTGGTCATAGATACGGTGCGGTTAACAATGGTTGATGCTTGTGTGAAATGCGACCTTACAGTGTCGCCAATTGCGGCGCGCTCTGATCCATCAGCGTTTAATGTTACGGCAGAAATAAAGCCAGTCTGTTCGCGGGATACTCGGTCAGCGGCAACATATAAGTCGCCAGCCAGTGAAGTTAATACATTAGCCATGAGTTAGGCTCCTAATCGTCTAGTTTACCGCCGCTAGCAAAGAATTTACTACGGTCGGGCTGCTCCATCGCGTCGAAATCTTCACGCGACATTGTTTTACTATCGGCCCCGCCGCTTTTGCCACCTGTAGCCCCGCCACCAGTCGCTTTACTACCATCAAATAACCAAGGATATTTATTAGTTAATTGCTTTGTAACTTCTTCCGCTTCTACTGCTATTCCGCCCATTTCGTAAAAAACACCGTCTTTACCGTAGCGGGCGTACTTTGAAATCTGTTCGCTTAATAATTCCGCTCGTGATGCTTCCGTGGCATGCTTGCTTGCCATCTGCAAAGAAGCGAAATCAATATCTTTTTTCTCTACGCTTGTGCGAAAATCATTACTTGCCTTTTCTGCATCAAGTCTCGCTTGTTTTTCACTTTCATAAAGCGTTTTAAACTCGCCTTTTTCAAGCTTGCTTTTGTGCTCAGATTCAGCTTTGAGCCTTTCAGATTCTTGCGCCGCTGCTGATAATCCTTCTGCTTTTTCTTTGTAGCTTCGGGTAACTAAGCGTTCTTTTTCAAGCGCTTTTTTTAGCTCGTCCGCCGGATCAATTCCAGATACGTCTAATCGAAATTTACCCTCGTGCGCTACATATAGCGATTTAACGCCATCATCAAAACTATCAATACTATCTACTTCAAATTCTAAAGCCATTCTTTGATCTCCTAGACCATAAGCAATCCCTGATCACTTTTTATAATTATAGCATAACTTTTTACTTATGCTAATTTCAACGCCATAAGCATTTATTTATGGTTAAAGCGTAATGCCTTCGTTCTCTTTAAGTTCTTTTAGCGTAAGCAATATTCCGTTATCGTCGGTGAACTTATCAATTTTCATTCCGCCCCTGAATAACTTGGCTCGCTCTGGGCCAATTGCTCTATCTTGAAATTCTGCGCTTTGGTCCTTCAAAAACCCACCGTATGATTTCTTTCCGCCCACAACCTTTTTACCGTCATCGCCTTTGCTGGGTCTTTGCCCTTCTATCTCCAATGCTTGATACTTTTTGCTGATTTTCATAACTCGCTTAGTCCGGCAGCGCCAATGAATAGGGAATACTGGCCCAACACCTATTGGGAAAACCTCTTGGTCATATCCGGCGCATGTAAGCGTGGTTGCATCGTCTAACGTAGCAATGACCACTTCACCCTCTAGAATATCCTCGTTAGCCTTAGCTACCGCATCACTTGCCACTCCTGCAATATGATTAGTAACAGTCCTAACTAATGACTCGGCATTGGCTTTAGTGCGGCCACCTGAAAATCTTAATATGTCTCGTGTTATCTGCTGATTAGTCATGCCTTGGGCCGCACCAGCCTGGATGCGCTTTCTAATCGCCGTTGCATTGCTCGCACTATTCGCAAAGCCTTTGAAAGCCTGCTGCATTGTGAGTTTTTCAAGCTTCTTGCCGGATATTAAATTCATTGGAACTTTGGATATCGCCGCACGTAATACTTCAGGAGTTGCGCCAACGGTTTTAACTGTCACCGCGCCTTGCAATACTTTCTGTATAAACTCAGCTTCATACAATGCAAAATCCGTCATATCTAAAACAATTTGTTTCTGAATACCCCCAATGGCCTCAGCTATAATTTGCCCTAATTCCTGTGAAAATATCATAGCCCGCTTACGGCTAAACTCTGTCATGTTTTCAGATGATAGCTTTTTATTTAGCTCTAATGCCATGGCTCGCAGGAACGGGAGTATTTTTCGTACTTCGCCGCCGCCGAAACGCTGAACAAATATTTGGTGCCGGGTTGTGGCTTCGATTAGATAGTCGTTTGCGCTCATCCTCTAAAGCTTTACCCAACCAATAAAGCGGTCAATCAGGGTTTTCTCATCAGCATCGGCGTATATTTTTACGGAATAATCAATGCTCCGCCTTTCTGCCTGGTCCAAAAAATGCCCGCCCATTATATTATGTCTTCGCTGCTGAGCTACCGTCATTTCGAGCCTATAATTCGGCATCCAGTTCCCGCGAGCATCCCACGAACCAAGCGGAATATCAGTTACGTTAAATAAAGCCTTTGAATTATCGTTTTTATTTTGCTGCATCGGCATTATCTCCGTTATCATCACCAGCCTGCCCAGTTATTCCCATATCAAACAACAAAGGCGGGTTCTCAGCTATTTCTTTGTCGATCATTTCGTCTGTGCGCCCTTCTGCTATTACGCCAGATTGTCTCAAGCATCCCCTTAAATCCGATTGCGCTATATGGGTGCTTTCGTACAAAGTATTAAGTGCCATACTATCCTGAGCTGTAAAAGTTTTATCGAAAAATTCTTTATTGAGCTGGAATGAAATCTTACTTTCGTCCGCACCCATGATGCGAGCTAATAGTTTTAGAATGTCAGTTATTGCGCTGGACGCATTGTCCGCCACCGTTGATAAAACCGATGTTTCAGCACTTGCGTTAATCCTGGCCGCTTCCGCCGTTTGGTTTGCGCCTGATGAAGAGCTTAATTGGTTGCTGATGGACCTCATTTGCTCTTCTTTCTTGGTCATTGCTTCTGATGCTGCGCCGTTAGATTCCATTTGCAATAACTTGGCATCACCAGCAGTGCCGAGATATAAAGCTTCTCTTGATCCAACCGTTAACCCGTTGGGGTTTCGCGCCTCCCACGCTTCTTGGCCGATATCAGAAGTGAATACCAATGTTGGCTGACCGAGCATATAAATACCCTCTTCATAGTCGGCCGAATTTCTATAATGTCCAATGTTAACGCGAGCTAATCCGTAAATCGGTGATGAGTCGATATCAGGGTTATTTTCTTCTGATCCGCAATAAACGAAAGGAATTCGATCGAAAGTATTTCCTTTGTAATCAGTTGGTATTATCTCTTCGCCTATTGGCTCGTTTTTCTCGTTATACAGTTGCTGAGAATAAACGCCGTCTCGCAGCGATAAAACGCGGTATTGGATTTCCTGTTTTGATTCAAAATCATCAACGGCGACTTCTGCATATTCAATCAATCTAACCTGAGTTTGTATTTTCTGCCCATCTCTTTTTATTTCTTTGCGCCCGAATATGCTTTCGGCTGGATATGTTGCAACCCTTGCCTTAATTACTTCGTCCTGGTCTTTGGTGCGAAGGCCGGTTGTTTCTGGGTATTCCGCAAGCATTCCAAATCTGCCAACCGTCATAACATCGCTAACCACTGCTTTTGCTAATTGAGTTAACGCAAGCCCGCCGCCATCAGTATCTTGCAAGACGTACTCAAGCTCTTTTGGTAGATCGAAAGTAGGTTGTTTTTTAAATATCGACCCAACCGATGAAGCAAGCGAATGACCTGTGTACGGAATAAAGTTTGCTCGCTTTATATATGCAGCATATCGCGCTTTATTCTTTGGTGATTGATCATCGGCGTTAGGCATTGGTAAGTGATCAGTGGTCGCAAGTTTAATCGCGTCCTCACCTTCTACCGCTGCCCTGCAAGCTCTCCAGCGAGGCAATGCTGCTTGATAGTCTTTATCCTGGTAATCTACTGGCATAATATTTTGCTCATGTTGCGAAATTTGAGGTAAAGCTTAGTAACGGTTTTTGCAATGGGAATTCAAAATCTATCATATAGCCGATTGCTGTTGTTATGTGCTGATACTGATTTGTTTGGTCTTCTTGGAACGTCGATC